CACCAACCAAGCGGGCAGTCTGCGCCTGTCTCACGGCTCAGAGATCGTTACGGCGATCCAGGCTCGTCAGGAAATCGTGGTGTTCACGGACTCGGCGCTGTATTCGTTGCAGTATCTCGACGCTCCGATCTTCTGGGGCGCTCAGCTTCTTGGCGACAACATCTCCATCGTGGGGCAGAACGCTGCGGCAATTGCTTCCGGCATCGTCTATTGGATGGGCGTGGATAAGTTCTACGCCTACGATGGCCGCGTGCAGACGCTCCCCTGCGACCTGCGCCGCTATGTGTTCAGTGACTTCAACCAGTCTCAGGCACAGCAGGTTTTTGCCGGAACCAACGAGGGCTTTAATGAGGTCTGGTGGTTCTACTGCTCGGCCAACTCCACCAGCATCGACCGATACGTCGTTTACAACTACCTTGAGAAGATTTGGTACTACGGCACGATGGGCCGCACGGCATGGCTTGACTCCGGCCTGCGCGACTATCCGATGGCAGCAACCTACAGCCACACGCTTGTGTATCACGAAATAGGCTTGAACGATAACGTCGCCGGTACTGAGTCGCCGATCAGCGCGTACATCTCTTCGTCTGAGTTCGACATCGGTGATGGCCACAACTTCGGGTTCGTGTGGCGGGTGCTGCCTGACTTGACTTTCCAGAACTCAACGGCGGCGTCCCCAACGGTGACGATGACGCTCTACGGCTTGTACAACTCTGGCTCTGGCAGCATCGACAACGCGGGTCAGAACGTGGTCAAGGGCTCGACGTACAACATCACCGAAGAGTTCACGGGGCAGATTTACACCCGCGTGCGTGGGCGGCAGATGATCTTCAAGATCAACTCCGAGCAGCTAGACACGTCCTGGCAGTTGGGCGCTCCGCGTATTGACATCAGACCGGATGGACGGCGATGACGTTCCTCATTGAAGATGCAACCGTACCTGCGCCGCCTAACCTACCTCTGGCCCCTCGGGACTACGAGTCGCGTTATCACGAGCAGCTTAACAACGTCCTGCGCCTGTACTTCAACCGGCTTGACGCGCTACTAAGGCGGATCGTGACCACAACCTCCCCCATCCCAATCTCCATCGGCGGCACTAACACGGATGCCTTTGGGCGGCTGCGGGTCAGCCAGCCCTACACGCTTTTCGACAGCCAGAACCGCTACGCCGCAGACAACCAGTTCGACGTGGCCACAACCGGCACGGGTACGACGACGTTCCTGTCCAACGAAGCGGCGATAAAGATGGAAGTCACCGGGGCCGGTGTCGGCTCCGTTTTGCGTCAGACCTACCGCTCGTTCCCGTATCAGCCGGGTAAAGGGCTGCTGGTGCTCGCCACCTTCGTGATGGATAGCAGCATGAGCCTGAACCTCACGCAGCGTGTGGGGTACTACAACGACAACAACGGCGTGTTCTTCCAGCGCATCGACGGCACCTACTCGTTTGTGCTGCGCTCGTCTGTGACGGGCACTCCGTCTGATGCTCGAACTGTGGATCAGGCCGACTGGAACGGTGACAAGTTGGATGGTAATGGGGAGTCGGGCTACACGCTTGACCCATCCAAGGCTCAGATTCTGTGGATGGATTTTGAGTGGCTTGGCGTCGGATCAGTCCGGTGCGGTTTCATCATCAATGGCCAGTACATCGTCTGCCATACCTTCAACAACGCCAACGAGATCACCGGCGTCTACATGACCACGGCCATCCTGCCGGTGCGGTACGAGATCAAGTCGGTAACCTCTGCGGTAGCGGCGTCGATGAAGGCCATCTGCTGCTCGGTGGTATCTGAAGGTGGGTTTGAACAGACATCCATCGACCATGTGGCGCGACGCACCACAATCCTTGCCACCATCGGCACAACCTTCTTGCCCGTTGTCTCCATCCGCCTTGCCGCTGGTCGGACGGGCGCAGTTGTGTTGCCTAACCGGGTGCAGGTTCTGCCCACGACCAATCAAAACTACGAAGTGGCGCTGTTCAAGAACCCCACCCTGACAGCCGCATCATGGACGGCAGTGCCGACTGACTCCAACGTAGAGTTTGATGTAGCAGCCACGGCCACCACGGGGGGTTCCATAGTGCAAACGGACTACGTGACTTCGACCGGCTCGGGTGGTGTTGGGAACACGAGCGCAGCCACAGGATACAACTTTGACTTGCAGTTGGGCGCGTCCATCGCCGGAGTCAGTGACATCTACACCGTCGCTGTCCGCACAGTATCTGGCGCCACCACGGGCGACGTGGTCGGGTCGCTTTCCTTCTACGACCTGACCCAATAAAATGAATCCAATCAATTCCAAGGGGCGCACATGAGCCTTGCCGTACTAGCCAACCACATGGCGTCCAAGGGTCGCAACGGCGACTCGATGCTGGTGCACATGGCCCCCAGCGAAGTTGCGGGTCTGCAGGCGCTTGGCCTGAGTCATGGGATCACCATGACGATCAACCCCCACACAGGTCTGCCGGAAGCCTTCTCGTTCAAGAAGCTGCTCAAGTCGGCACTGCCCATGATCGCGGGTTTTGCCCTGGGCCCTGCCGGATTCGGCGTGGTCAGCAGCGCGCTGGGCGCGGGGGCACTGGTCGGTGGTGCGACGGCTCTGGCCACCGGCAGTCTGCAGAAGGGCATCATGGCCGGTCTGGGCGCCTACGGCGGCGCTTCTTTGGGCAATGCGTTCTACGGCGCGGGCAGCGCCAATATTGGCACGGCTGCGGCAGATGCGGCACGGGCGTCGGCTATTGAGCAGGGGCTGACTGGCACCGCACAGGATCAGTTTGTGCAGAAGGCTGTTGCAGACAGGATGGCTGCAGCCACGCTGACTGACCGGTTGGGCGCTGGTATTACCGGCCTTGCCCAGGCTCCTGGCCGCGAGACGTTTATGAGCGCAATTGGCGGCGGGTCTGGTCTGATGAAAGCGGGCTACGCGGCTGCGGCACCCATCATGGCAGATGCGGCGGTTCAAACCGCTACGCCCATGCCCGGTGGTACTCAGGCCCAAGGCACCATCCGCCCCTACAAGTTCAACCCGTTCACCAAGCAGTGGACGGCGCAGCCGACCTATCCTGCGGTACCCGGCAACACAGCGCCTACTGCACCCGCACAGTCCCAAGAAGAACAACCTCCCGGTGGCATGGCAGGCGGCGGCATCGTGGCATTGGCCACAGGTGGCCCCACGCTCCCTTCGGACATCGGCACCTACACGCCTGAGCAAAAGGCGGACTTGTACAACAAGTTCCTGAGCCAGGGTTTTAACGACGCCGCTATCCGGCAGGCGGCAGGTCAGCAGACAGATGAAAACTGGCAAGCGTTGCAGCGAATTGCTGCTCAGCGCGGTTCTCCCGCTGTGTCTGGCGCTGAGCGTACGGTCTTGACCGACCCTAATTGGAAATCCATCAGCGGTCAGACAGGCATTGAAGGTTTGAACGCCAACATCCAGAACTTTGTTCAGCAGAACCCGAACATTGCCTACCCGCAAATCAATGCTGCAGCGCAGCAGTACGGTGTAGATGCTGAGGATATTCGACGCGCTGTTGCTGCCGGTGGTGGCTCGGGTGGTTTGCAAAACGTGCTGACCCAAGCCGATTGGCGTTCGCGCACGGGCCTCACTGGCTTGGAGGGGATGAATAAGAACATCCAGATGTGGTTTAACGAGCACTCCAAAGCCACTGAGGATCAGATTCGGCAAGCGATGCAAGCGGTAGACATCAACGAAGCCGATGTTGTGCGTGCGATGGGTAAGTCGGTGAAAGACTTGGCATACAAGGAGCCGGAGAAGAAGCCCGTTACCGCCGTATCTCCCACATTTACTGAAACCGATACTGGCACAACCGTCACCCCCGCCCCGCTGCCAGTGCTTCCCGACTTTGCGCCGACCACACCGACGCTGACGCCTCCTACGCAGTTCACCCCCCAGACTATGGAGCAGGTGCGCACGGCATACGAGCAAGGCGGCGGCGCTACGGAAATGCCCACGGTTACGCGTCTCGGCCCGAACGAGCGCGTGATGACGCAGAACGCAGTGGTGGACGCACTGCAAGCCTACTTGGCAAACAACCCGAACGCGACGGCCACGGAGATCACCGCCTGGGGCCGCGCCAACGGCGTGCCGGATTACCAACTTCGTGCGGCCATCAACGAGCGTCGGTTTAGCATGCTGACCGGCGGTAGCAAGAACGCTTACGACTACCTGATGGGTCGCGGTGCATATCCGACTACGCCATTTGTTCCTGGCGGTGGTCCGCTGATGCGTCCGTACAGTGAAGTTGTTGGCGGTGCTGCGGGTGAAAGCGCGATACGCCGGTATGTTCCTCCTGCGCCTTCACGGCAAACCGCGCAGGGCGCGCAGAGCGCGGATACTGGAACGACGCGCACGACTGGGGGCACCACGACTGGGGGCGGCGTTTTAGCGCCTAGCGGTGTTACGGGTGGCGGGACCAGTACAGCGGGCGGCACCTCGTCTGCGATGCTAATGGGTACGACGGGTGGTGGCACTGCTGCTGCTGCTGCTGGCCCCGCTGGCACGGCAGTTAACCCCGAGGTTGGGCCAACTCAGCGTTACACGCCCGTGAGTGGTACGCCTATCACGGACTTCTTGTTCGGTACGCAAGACGCAAGCACAGTGCCTGTGGTTGAACGCGGCATCTACACTGATTCAGCCATGCGCGAACTGTTGGCCAACGAAGCCGCGCTTAACGAACGGCGGGCTGAAGTAGAAGACGTGTTGAATGTTGAGCAAATTCAGCGCGACATCTTGCGAGCGCAGGAAGAAGCCTATCTCCAACGCCAACTGGAGATAGCGCGTGCGGCTGAAGAAACGGGAAGTTATGACTTTGGCCCGTTCGATTCTGAGTACGATGTTGGTGGCCCCAACTACACCGACGAAGAACTTGATTTACTAGCAGGCATGCGCAAAGGCGGGCTTGCGGCTATTGCAGCCGGTGCTGCTCGGGGTGGCCAATTCAACCTCGGCGGCTACTCCGATGGTGGGCGCCTGCTGCGCGGCCCTGGTGATGGCGTCTCTGACAGCATCCCGGCAACTATTGGCAACCGTCAACCCGCCCGCCTTGCCGATGGTGAGTTTGTGATCCCGGCGAGGATTGTGAGTGAAATAGGGAATGGGTCTACCGAAGCCGGTGCACGCAAACTCTACGCAATGATGGACCGGGTGCAGCGCGCCCGCGCTAAGACAACCGGTAAGGGCAAGGTGGCCAAGAACACCCGCGCCGACAAGTACCTCCCCGCATAAGGACGCATCATGGCTACTGCTCCTAACCCAACACAAGTTACCGAGTACCAGACTGGCTTTGCGCCAGTTATTGCGCCTTATGCCGAGCGACTGCTTGGCCGTGCAGAGGCGATGTTTGAAGACCCGTACATGCAGTACCAGGGTGAGCGTTTTGCGCAATTCACCCCGCTGCAGCAGCAGGCGTTTACGGGTGCTCAAGCGATGGAGGCAGCGCCTCAGTTGCGCGATGCGTCAGCCCTTGCCGGTACCGCAGGTCTTCAGGCTCTGGCCTACAACCAGTATCAGCCGGGACAGTTTGCCAACTTCTACCGCGCTCCTGGCGCGTATCAGCCTACGGCGTTCACTGCGCCTAGCGTGTCGGCAAGTGACTTGCGGTCTTACCAAATGGCCCCCGCTGAGCGTGTTTCTTCGCGCGACCTCACGGCTCCGCAGATGGCCACCGCCCGCACCGGCTACGCTCCGCAGATTCAGGCGTATCAGATGGCCCCCGCTGAGCGTGTTACTGCGCAACAAGTCGGTACTCCGTTGATGTCTGCTGCACAGACTGAGTTCCGCCCTAATTTGCAGACCTACCAGATGGGGCCTGCTGAGCGCGTTCGCACTCAATCGTTTGCACGTCCTGGCGCTGCGCAGTCTTTCATGTCGCCGTACATGCAAAGCGTGGTTGATATCCAGCAGCGCGAAGCACAGCGCCAAGCGGACATCGCCGCTACTGCTCGGGGTCAGAGGTACGCCCGCGCCGGTGCTTTTGGTGGTGCACGACAAGCCATCGAGAACGCCGAAGCTGCCCGCAATCTTGCGATGCAGAAGGGTGACATCCAGGCGCAAGGACTGCAGTCCGCGTTTCAGCAAGCACAGCAGCAGTTCAACGCCGAGCAAGCCGCTCGCCTGCAGGCACAGTTGGCGAATCAGCAAGCGGGTATTTCGGTTGGTGGACAAAACTTGGCTGCAGCCTTGGGCGTGCAGCAACTGGGTACGCAGACGGGATTGCAGACGGCTCTGGCCAACTTGAATGCTTCGCAGCAGGCCAACGTCCAGAACCAAGCGGCTCAGTTGCAAGCGCAGGGCATGAACGCCCAGCAGGCGCTGCAAGCAGCCTTGGCCAATCAGCAAGCGGGGCTTACTGTCGGTCAGCAAAACTTGGCTTCCCAGCAGGCAGCACAGCAACTGGGTGTGCAGACCGGGCTTCAGACCTCCTTGGCCAATCTCAGTGCCGAACAACAAGCCAACGTCCAGAACCAAGCTGCGCAGCTTCAGATGCAGGGAATGTCTGCACAGCAGGCGCTGCAGGCTGCACTGGCCAATCAGCAAGCCGGTCTGACTGTCGGTCAGCAGAATCTGGCCGCGCAACTTGGTGTGCAGCAGCTTGGCTCGCAGCAGGGTTTGCAAGCACAACTGGCCAACCAACAGGCTTTGATGCAGGCACAGCAGCAGGCTGAGCAGTCGCGTCAGTTTGGCTATGGCAACCTGATGCAACAGGCAGGTCTGGGCGCTCAGTACGGTCAGGCCGCTGCGCAGCTTGGCGAGCAGTCACGTCAGTATGGCGCTGGTCTGGGGCTTCAGGGTCTGCAGGCTGCGATGGGTGCTGCCGGTCAACTGGGTCAGTTGGGTCAGAGCCAGTTCGGTCAGAACATGGCGATCAACCAGTTGCAGGCTCAGTACGGACAGCAGCAACAGCAGCAGATGCAGAACATCTTGGGCGCTCAGTACCAAGACTTCCTGAACTACCAGAACTACCCGTACAAGCAGTTGGGCTTCATGTCCGACATCTTGCGCGGCGCACCCCTGTCGCAGACTGGCGCTTCGGTGTATCAGCAGCCGCCTTCTACGGTGTCTCAGTTGGCAGGTCTGGGTACCGCCGCGTTTGGTGCGAGCAAACTGTTCGGCATGAAGGACGGCGGTAAAGTCGAAGACGTCGCGTACCGAGAGAAGCCTGCAGGGCTGGCTGATCTGGCAATCTACAACATGGGGCGTTGAGCATGATCCCGAACGTCAATCAGTTCACTGAGCAACTGCGCATGATGCCGGATCAGGCATTGCAGCGCGTAGCGCAGATGTACAAGCAAGACCCGTACATCTTCCCGATGGTGATTGCTGAGGACATGGCGCGAAAGAAGATGCGTCAAGC